AACTTTTCTTCTACTGTATCGTATGTCTTCTCTGTAACATGACTGAGATTATCTCTTAAGGAGGCAGTCATTTTTTGGTCACGGAGTTCTGCAGACTTAACTAAACGAGCTTCTTGTTGTTGTTTTAATTGGTCATTAGCAATCTTAGACTGTAATGCTGCAGGAGCTAATGCAGTAATCTTCTTAGCGTTCTCAGGGCTATATTCTGTTGGGATACCTTTTGGTAAAGGAAGTCCTGAATCTTGGTATGCCTTAATTGCTGCGTCCCATTGAGTTTGGTCTTTAGACATAGCTGCAGCATAGATAGAGTCATTCTTAACCTTATCATTCATTTCACGAGCTTTGATAGCATCTGCTTGTGCAGTCTGACCTAGACGACGAGCTTCAGCCATAGCTTGAGTACGCTGATATGGGTCTTCAATCAATGAAGCCTGCATACCCATCATCTTAGCTTGTTTAGCTAATTTAGTGGAGTTAACCATTACTTCATTCATTTGACCTGCAGTAGTCAGTGTGCCATCATCGTTATAGAGTTTGGCATCAGGAATCATTTGCTTAGACATTTTAGCTAAAGGAGCTACTTGTCCTGGCTGACCTGCTTGTTGTGCTAATGATTGTGCTTCTGCTGCTTTGTCAGCTTCAATCTCTTTAGTCTGTTCATCCAACATAGCTTGTTGAATATCATATTTTTGAGATGTCAGTTGCCCCTGTCTATATGAAGACAATGGGTCAAAAGAAGAGGCTAAGTTAAATAGTTCGGTTGCTTGTCCAGCCATGATATGTCCTTAAGCCGTTGGATTAGGTGATGGGTTATTAAAGTTAGCATACAGAGTAGCCAAAGGATTTGAAACCTGTCCAAAGCCTCCTGCAATAGATTGCCAACCACCCAATGTGGAGCCTAAGTTAGATGCTGCAATGTTTTGCATTCCTGTAGCACCTGTAGCAGGAGATTGATTTGCACCTGATAGAGCCATCAATGTTTTAAGTTGGTCATTGTATGATTGTTGAGCCAAGTTCTGTCCAAACTGTTGACCTTGAATCAATGCACCACCTGATACTAAACGACCTTGTGCTGCTTGTTGAGCTTGTAATCCTTGTAACCCTTGAGCTAAGTTAAATTGATAACCTGGAGTTTGAGTAACCGAATTAGGGTTATTCATTAGATTCTGTAACTGGGCTGCATATTGTGGGCGATAAGCTGAGAATGGGTCTGCTTGTCCAGGCTGTACTTTATTGCCTTGTTGAAGTGCTTGAGCACCGCCAAACATTTTACCCAAGCCACCAATAAGTTGTGAGCCTGTTGTAGCATACTTAACAAGATTAGCAACTGATGGAAGTGAGGATGTTGAACCTGCAACACCTGCCATTTGTGTACCATAATCGGCTGCTAGTGTTCCTGCAATTTGAGCTGCATTAGAACCACCAGTAGCCATACCTGCAACGTTTGCTGCGGCATATTGGTCAATACCATATGATTGGGCTAAGTTCTGAGCAATCTGTTCTGCACCTAGACCTTGAGCTTTCATAGCTAAAGCATCTTGTGCAATCATTTCAGTAGTAGAGATTGCTGCGTTTGTACCGCCTGCTACATTAGATGCGGCATTCCCAACATTACTAGCCATCGTTCCTAAATCTGCACCGATACCACCAGCAGGAACTCCACCTGCAACTCCTGCCTCAATTCCTAATCCACCCCATCCTGCAGAAGCACTGCCTGATACGGCGGCTAATTCTGCTGCGGTAGTAGCGGCAGGTAATCCTAGTTCGGCTGCGGTTACTGCACCTGCACTAATGGCTTCGGCTGCAGAAGAGAATCCTAATCCTGCGGCAGTCATATCAGCACTAGCAACGGCTCCTGCTTCTAATGCACCTGATGCGGCTAAAGAACCACCCATAGTGGCTGCGGCTAATGCTGCTGCTCCTACAGTAGTCCATCCACCTGGGACGGCTTCTCCAACAGTTTTATCAAGACCGACTAAAGCATCGTCTACAACATCTACAACATCAGAGATAATTGGAATTCCACCACCACCTCCACCATAAATGCGTCCACCACCAAGTTTGTTCCGTGTTACAGAATCACCTAGGGTCTCTCCAAGTGCGTATAGTTCTCGTCTTGAGTAACTTCTCATATTTTTGCCTCTACAATAATGTGCCGTTCTTTAAAGCCTAATTTGGTACGCCATAATCTTGCTATAGATTTCCTAGCTGCACCTTGAATTTTAGTAGCTCCAAAGGACTTCAATATATCCTTAAACTGGTTGTAAGTTTCAGTATCGCTGATAAATCTACCACCGACTGTGGTTATAAAAGCGATTCTGTCATTTGGGTAGTTTTGGAAAACTGCGGTAGCAGCCCCAACTACATTGCCTATCTCGTTTGATGCTGCTATTACTATCCATTGACCATTAGCTAAGTAAACCTTAACTTGGTCTAATGTATAATCATCTTCCGCATATTCTAACGCATTTGATATAAATGGTGCTACTTTATCCCATGTTTGTGATACAAAATGGGTTGGAATATGCTGTAAATTCATTTTTAACTGTCCCCTTGCTCAAAATCAATCTCTAAATATTGAAGTCTCAAGGGTACATTATCTGCGTGTAATAAGTCAAATGAACGTCTACGCCCCTGACCTAGCCTATTGGCTTGAGCCTTGGAGCTATTAAGGTTAATAGTCACCCAGTTAGAATAGGTCTGATAATCGTCGTTTGTATAGCGTAATAGGGCATAGGAATCAACCTTATCTCCGACGACCTGAGCACCAGAAAAGAACTTACGGTCATTATTACCAAAGTCTACCAATGGGGTGCGACACAATACGGTAATAGGGTTTCCATAGTCATTGTAGTAATTCTGACTTAGGATGTAAGATTTGCCGTTAGTCTCATGTTGCAATAAGTTGTAATTCTCAAACTTGGTGTAATGGATACATTTAAAGTAGCCTTCTACGTTGTTTTCAGTAGAAGTCCAATATGTCCATCCCTTTTGAGCCATGTCATATACTAGGGTATACCCTGTATCTCTAAGGGTTAATACGTATAAAGAATGACCTGCAGTCTTAATACTAAACGCATACATTAAGTCAGGGTCTGCGTTATTAATGATTCGTTCAATATATTGGTTAGAAATGACTTGAGGAGTTTGTCCTGCCAAAGCCATTACTTGAAAGCCTTTTTGACGGTTTGTAGACACCCATACAAGAGTGTTATCCATCTGTACTAAGCTATCTTCACCTGCTGCACCAAATTGCAATACAGAGTTCTGATAAGGTAAGAATGGGCTACCTGGGGATGTACCTGCATCATAGAAGAATTCAGTAGTCTCTGAACCCATAGCTACGATGTAGTTAATAGTACGCCCAATGGCTACTAGCTTATCCGCATCAGATACTACGCCAATGTAATTGATTGCCTGCCAAGTGGTAGGGTCTTGTATGTTTGAGTTGTAAAGGAGTCCTTCTGGAGTACCTACAACATAGTATCCATCGACGAATACCGCACCTGATACAGTAGCACCAGGATAAGAGGTAGTAAAGGTAAGAGTAGCAGTACCGCTTGCAGAGGCATTTTGACTTAAGGTTAAGGTTGTTCCTGAGATGTTTAATACATACGTCCCAGCTAGTATACCTGTACCTGATATGTTTTGACCTACTTGAATGGCTGCATTTGAGGCTGAGAGCGTTACTGTAGGGCTACCTGATACCGTAGTACCACTTTGTGTAGTAATCGTTCCTGAGAGGTCTAGGAGCGTTCCTGTGGCGATTGTATATACATAGCCCTTAACTTCGTTCTTGAAGAATATTAAAGTTTGGTCAATTGAAGCAATCCAATCATATTCGTCTGTATCGTCTACAGTACCTTTAGATACTCCATTGTCATAGAATGTATCACCAACAATAGAGAAGAAGTGACTTCCTACGGCAAAAATGCCAAGACCTTCACCTGCACCTACTGATTGATATTCCACCATACCTGGGCGTTTAACAATAGAAAGAGACTCACTCTTTTCAACTTCGATAATTGCATTACCGAGTTTTGAGTCTTTGTCTAGTGTCCCATTACGGGAGCCAATATTGTGACCAAGAGGGACACGAGTTAATGGCATTTTAGTATCCTGCTCGGAATCTAAACTCTGGCATGAAAGATGTAGAAGCCTCTTCTTGGCTCCAATCAGTCATCTCTTCTTCTAATTTAGCTGCACGTTGAGCTAGTTCTGCACGCATTTGAGCAGAAGCTCCATACTCCATAGCTACGTTATCAGCTAGTCCAAACTTTAAACAGTTAAACCATTCGCTTGGGAATTGTGGTGTAGATGTTGGGTTAGATACATCTTCCAATGGCATTTGAACTTGTAAGTGAATGTTATAGCCTGTACCACTTGGTACGTTATAAACATACAGATAGCCAGTATCTATTTTAGGGTCATAATAGAATTGGTTAGGAACACCTGGTGATGTCTTAACGCCTAACTGCATATATTGTTGACGAGCCATTTGTTGCAGTACAGTATCGTTACCTTGTGGGTTACGGATAAATGCCATAACAACACGCAATGGTCTATTT